GACGGGGTGTGATCAGACATTCTATGAAATGAGTAAAATGAAAAATCATTCATGTGAACTTGTGTATAAGAAGTTGTCTTCGAGTGCACTTGGTGACAATGATCTCAAGATTTTACCGATGCCTGGACGGTTTATTTTCGATCTATTTCATGAAGTTAAAAAGGGATATAAACTTGATTCATACAAACTCGATAACGTTTCGAAACTGTACCTCGGTGATAATAAAATTGATATGCCACCGAAAGAAATGTTTGCGCGTTTTGTTGAAGAAGATCCCGTAAAGTTACGTGAAGTCGCCGAATATTGTATTAAGGATACACTTTTACCTCATCGTTTGTTATCAAAATTATCTATACTTGTTAATTTATTAGAGATGGCTAAAGCGACGTGGGTTCCCCTCTGTTATTTAGTAGAAAGAGGACAACAAATCAAAGTGTTTAGTTTGTTAACAAAAAAAGCTCGTGAAATGGGGTTTATGGTTCCAACTATATCATGGGGACAATATTCTGCGGAAGGATACGAAGGTGCAACCGTTCTAGAGGCACAGAAAGGTGCCTATTACACACCAATAACAGCGCTAGATTTCGAAGGTCTGTATCCATCAATTATGATGGCACATAATTTATGTTATTCATCGATGGTTATGGATTCTAAATATGAAAATATACCTGGTGTAACATACGAAACGTTTGGGTTTTATAAGTTTGCACAAGATGTCCCTAGTCTTTTACCAAGTATTCTTCTAGAACTAAAACAGTTTCGTAAACAAGCTAAAAAGGACATGGCGCAATCGACTGGTGCCCTAAAAGAAATGTATAATGGTAAACAATTGGCGTATAAAGTGTCGATGAACTCTGTATATGGATTTACAGGTGCGGCAAAGGGTATGTTACCCTGTGTACAAATCGCTTCAACGGTAACTCTAAAAGGTAGGAGTATGATTGACGAGACAAAAGCATATGTTGAAAAGAATTTCCCGGGATCAAAGGTAAGGTATGGTGACACGGATTCAGTTATGGTCGAATTTGATGTAGGAAATCGTACAGGAAAGGAAGCAATTGAATATAGTTGGGAAATAGGTGAACGCGCTGCGGAAGAGTGTACTAAACTCTTCAAAGCACCGAATAACCTTGAACTTGAAAAGGTATATTGTCCGTATTTCTTATATTCAAAGAAACGGTATGCGGCAAAACTTTGGACAAAAGGTAAAGATGGTAATATGAACATGGATTATATAGACGTCAAAGGACTTCAATTAGTACGAAGGGACAATACACCTCACATGCGTGAAGTGTGTAAAGAACTCCTTGATGTTGTTTTAGAAAGTAGTGATACCGGTCCACCAAAAGAACTCGCTTTACAAAGAGCTATTGAACTTATTGAAGGTGATGTACCTAATGAAAAACTAATTCTGAGTCAGGGTTTATCGGATTCGTATAAATCAAAAGGGTTTTCGGTTTCTATTAATAGTCCCGATATTAAGGATATTAATCAAGCTCATGTTCAAGTTGTACGAAAAATGCGTGAAAGACAACCAGGTTCTGAACCACAATCGGGTGACCGTGTACCTTATATTCTCATTGATACAGGTGATCCTAAAGCAAAGGCATTTGAAAAGTCGGAAGATCCAAAATATGCAAAAGATAATAATTTAAAAGTTGATTATAATTATTATTTTATAAACAAGTTTCTAAACCCCGTGTGTGATTTAATTGAACCACTCTTTGAAGATCCTAAAGAAGAGATATTTGGTGAACTTCTAACGCGTGTGAAACCAAAACGACGCCCAAAGAAAAAACTAGAGGCTGAAATTGAAGGGCAACCGAAAATAAGTGACATGTTCAAATCACTTAAAAAATAACGTGATATATATAGTAATGGTATCTCGAAAACAAAGGAAACACGAACTTGTAGATGATCTATTACCTATTATAAATAAACGTCTTGATGAAGAACGTCACGTAGCACGTGTAGAGATGTGTATGATACTTTCTAAAGAATTATATATGAATTCAAAATTATTATGTCAGTTTATCCCAGATTCATCTAAATTTTGTAAAGGTTTCAAAAAGGATGGTACACCGTGTCTTGCAAGGTCCAAAGATAACGGAATGTGTGGAAGTCATATAGATCAACCACAACTTATGGGACCTATAGAAATGAGTCCTAAAAACAGTGATGGTATACGACATACACATAGTTTATCAGAATGTATATTTAAACCTGGGTGTCCGGCGTGTGAAGTGTCAAGAAAGGGATTTAGAGAATTGCGTGGAATAATGTAATAATGAATAAATCAGCTATTCTACTAACATCGATTGATACTTTTTATAATATACCCGAGAATAGAGCTACACTTTTAGATATTTTAAATAAAACGGGTGGTATTTCTTTAAGAAATCTCGAATGGTTTATAACAAATTATTCAAAGAAAAACAATTTATCATATAAAACGACTGACGGTAAAATATTTAGTGTACACTGTGCATATAAATCGAGTTTAGACGGGTATAGTAAAAAACTTTTTGATCCGTTTTGTCGTTCATCTAAAATATCATATACTGTACCGGGTACATCCAATGAAATACATACGACTGTTGCACAGCTGAATTTCATAAGATGGTGTATAAAAAATAACATAATCGAGTATATACACGATCATAAAAATGATCTTTTTTCTAAACAAGTGTCATGATACCGTTTTCAAAAATGAATGTCTGATATCCTACATAATATAAGTGTAGTGTATAATCACTTGAAAGACCGACTTTCATATTTACATCTAAAACAGTTCTGTTTGATTGTAACCGACTAAAATCCAACATTCCCGATGGTTCCACATTAATAGGATTCATCGAGAATGTATATGTATAAATGTTTCGCAAAGGCCGTGATAAACGACTAGAAAATGGAACAACATATTTAAAATATTTATGATCACTATCTTTAACATTTGGTATATCTTCACCATTTACAAATATTTTTGCACTTGACATAGGTGGATTGTAAAATTCGTTATTTACGGAATATTCTACATTTGAAGAGAAATTATACCTATTTGCAAATACGTTTGCAAGTAAAGTTGTACCACCTTCATATGTATTTTCGTTCTCAAACGCGTTTTGTCTGAAAAACCAATTAAGTGTTTTTACCGGTGTTTTTGGAACAAGTTCAAGTTTTGCGTTTTGTACACCCACTGGTATGTCCAAATTGGGGTGTTTTTTAACACTATCGGTAACGAGAACATGTCTTTTATTTGTTATATAAGTACGTTCAATTGGTTCGAGTGCTATTTCTTCGGTAACAATATCAAAACTATTTATAGTCAAGGTATTTGTTTCATTTGTAAAAAAAGATTGTTTATGAAATTCAAACTCAAATTGAAGTTTTTGTTTATGTATAGCGCAAGTTGGAAAATACGGACGATTTGGTTTATTTGTTTCATATTCATCACTTTCATACTTACGGGAAAAGAGTAAAGGTATAGGAATATAAACACGTGATTTATTTTGAACTAATATTTGGTTACCAGATAATAAAGATGTATCTTCTGCATTATTTCTATTTAACGTGTACCTCTTTGTTCTTTTTTCTGATTCATCGAGGTATAATTCATCGTATATAATTCCCCAATCACCATGAAACTTTTCAACAACCGTTTCATCGACACGCATGGTTACAGATTTAAAAATATGTCTTCCAATTTGATCTGCGTAATAACTATCGGAACCCGTTAAAGCTGGTAATTCAAATGTTACGTACATATTTGCTAAAAGATCTCCCATATTTCTCGGGTTATACATGACCTTTATAGTTTCACCAAAAGGCCAAGATGTTGAAGAACTACTTGGTTTATTAATATTTAAACTTTTATGAAATTTTGTAAAATTAGCGTGTTGTTTATTTTCATACTTAAAGAATGAATGAATAGGATCATCTTCCAAAAGATACGTATCTTGTTTACCAATTGCATTAAGTGATAGTATAGAACCTGTATTTGGTCCAGATGTATCACACATACTTACTACTTATTGTTTATATATTTTTAAATCCCTTTTCCACATATCGATATGTGACATTTGTTGTAACGTGTCAAGCTCGATTCTCGATTTTGTTGTTTCTTCCCTGATGTTTTGTACAGCTTCGCTTGTATACTGATACGTTTTAATATTCAAGAGATATTCGTATGAACCATCAATTTTATCGAATATATTTTCCATTTCGCGTTCGAGATCCAAACGTTTACGTTTGAAAACAATAATTTTTTCATGAATAACCATATCAATAAATTTCGACATATTTTCAAGTTTTTTAGATTTTTCTTTTAAGACACGTATAAGATGTGCTTTTCTTTTTTTATATGTTTCTGATCGTATTTTAACAAAATCGGTAAGAATTTCTTCTGGACTTTCGTATTTATGAATACCCCTTGTTGGATGAAATAAGTGCATATTCGATACATGAAATGTCTTATGAAGTTTAAAATCTTTTATGATATCGTTACCCGCGTATCCTTCGATACTAAAATTAACATTGTCAGTCGTACTGTTATTCACGTAATTCGTAATTTTTTTCTTTTCGATAAGAGTATCGAGATACTCTTTGTAGTCTTGTGTCCAACGCCCCGGTGGAAGTTCAGTCACTATTATATTTTTACCCGAAGATTTCCATACACCTTCTGTTATCCATAAATCATCTTCATTACTGAACACGCGACCCGTGAATTTATCAAACCACGGTTTCATTGGTACTATGTTTTCACCATTAATTACACGTTCAATATTTTGTTTAATATCCGAAGGATTAAACGGTGGTATATATGAACTGAACCCAGTACCAATACCTTCAGTTCCATTTACCAAAACGGTCGGTAATATAGGAACATAATAGTCGGGTTCGATTTGTTTACCGTCGTCGTCGAGATAGTTTAATACTGGATCATCTTTAGGATCAAAAAGTATTCTCGCACTTTTAGTCAATTTTGTAAATATATACCTGGTTTGACTCGCATCTTTACCACCCATGAGACGTGTACCAAATTGACCACATGGTTCGAGTAAATTAATATTATTCGACCCCGTAAAATTATGTGCTAATTTTACAATTGTATCTGCTAACGAAACTTCACCGTGATGATACGATGTTTTTTCCGAAACGTATGCGGCTAATTGCGCAACCTTCATTTCAGATGTAAGATTCTTTGTGAAACACGCGTATAACACTTTTCGTTGGGATGGTTTTAAACCATCTGAAACGTGTGCAATTGACCTTTTCAAATCAGCAAGACTGAAATTCACAAGATCTTTATGAATAAAATCAGAAATACCAAGACGTTCAACGTTTCCATATTGTACTTCGAGTTCGGACGCCTTCTTTTCTGTACTTTCAAGTAACCACGTTTTACGTAAGTCTGATTTTGTCTTGTCAAATGCAAGAACTATAGATTCATCCATTGAAGTATCCGTATCAAATTGAACCGTAAGATCTTTTATTTTTTTAAAGTATTCACGGGCTTCTGCAGACGTAGAAGTACCAAGACCCTTATAATATTTAATTTTCCACCCAGCTTTACCATTACCATACCATTGCCTAAACGTCGAGTCCGTATAAAACGATTTTGTTTCTGAACCCTTAGACGCTTTTATGATAGGTGTGACCATACTTACAACAAACTTGAGTTTAAGTAAACTTGGCCAGAAATAATGAATCATGTTAAGAATGAGACCCTTGATATGACTTCCATCGTTATCTGCATCGGTCATGATCATGAGTCTTCCGTATCTGAGTTCAGAGAGTGATGTATATACTTTCCCTTGTTGAAGTCCCAAAATCTTTTTAAGGTCATTAAATTCCTTATTTTCGGTAAGTTGTTTTACACTCGCGTCGCGTACGTTCTTACATTTACCTCGGAGTGGAAAAACACCGTAATGATCGCGACCAACGACAGAAAGACCAGCAATTGCAAGTGTTTTTGCAGAATCACCTTCAGTAATAATAAGAGTACACTTACCAGAGTGTGTAGTACCAGCCTTATTCGCATCGTCGAGTTTCGGAATACCCGTTATTTTTGATTTACGAGATCCATCCGTTTTTTTCAATTCTTTCATTTCACGAAACTTCGATAATGCCATGAGTTCTGATTGAACACTTGTTTTCAAAATATTTTTTATAAACGTTTTCGGTGGTTCAAACTTACTCCCAAAGTCCTGTGGTTTGAGTGTACACTCCGATTTAACCTGACTACTAAAACTTGGATTGACAAGTGTTGCTTTTACGAAAACAAAAAACGCATTCTTGACCTGTTGGGGACGAAGTTTTATCTTCTTTGCCATATCTTCAATAACACCGTTTGCGAGTATTCCAGATACGTGGTCGACATGTGAACCACCTTTTGTGGTACATATACCATTCACAAACGATACGTGTTCGAAACCATCATCTGAAGGTGCAATACACACTGACCATCTATCACTCGTAAAGGTACACATTTCATCAGATTTCGTATACATTTTTGCATACGTATTAAATGATGCTTTAGCCAATGCTTCACCTTGAAACTTTACTTTACAATTTTGTGACGTACAAATGTTTGCATCATATACCCGTTTTTCAAAAATTTTATATATAGAATCATCCATTTTTGTCATACCAAACCGTTTCCAATCTGGTATAAAAGTAATCGAAACACTCGATGTAGCACTCGAATACTTTTTTATTTTGGGTGTATTACACTTTTTCATATTATCTGACCATTCCTGTGTGTATATACACTTGTTTTCTCCATCTTTAATTTTTATAGAAAAATTAGTCGAATAAACATTTGTAAGTTTTGCACCGTATCCATTACGACCACCAACAACACGTTTCTGTGTGTCGTCATAATTTGTACTCGTGAGTAAATGTCCAAACGTTAACTCTGGATTCCATAAACCTTCTTTTTCGTGCATTTTAACGGAGATACCACCCAAAGGTCCATTATTTTCAATTGTTATTTCACCAGACACTTTATCGATAGAAACACTCATAGACGTTACATTTTTGGGGTACATAGAGTTTCGGTCAATTGCATTTACTAAAATTTCATCAAATATTTTTAAAAGTGCTGGGGAATACATGATAGTTTTCTTTTCAAATTTATCATTTTCATATATCCAATATGGTTCCGCTACACGTGAAACAGGTCCAACGTACGAATCCGGACGCTTTAAAATGTGTTCCACGTGTGTGAGTTTTTGAATACTTTCACTCATTTATGTTGTATTGCGTCTTTTACTTAAGTATATTTTTAGTCCTTCGAACCAATGTAATAATTCATCTTTTGTTTTTGACTTGGGTTTTGGATATATATTTTTTATACGACCACACTCTCTATTTCTAAATGACACGGGGTGAATATTTTTATAAGACGTTATATAACACGCATAACAGACACGTTTTATATTCATATCAAAAAATTTTAGATACGTTCCATTGTTAATCATGAAGATAGGTCGTAATTTTCTATATTCACGTATAAGAGTTCGTTCTTCTGTACTATTCGTGTGTATATGCGGTTCTAATGGACATTCACATAAATAACACTCCTTTGTCCACTTAAGATACATTTAAAAACAAAAGGTTTTATCTTTTATATTATTCACCTAAAGTGAAGCTATATGTTCTTTTAAGTTTTGTAAAGAACCACATCTTTTACTAACCTAAGTTATTTTATTTTTAGTAAAAATTAAGATGTCGCAATACTTTCTACCGACCGTGATTCAAACGAATTTTAGTGATACTAAAAATGTACTCACTAAAAAACATCAATCAAATATTCAGACTTATGATGACTGTTTACGTGTATCTAAAACTTTAAAAACGAGCAAAAAAACACCAGAGGAAATGGCAATAATCCTCGATAAAATGAGAAAAAAGAAACTGGAATGTCAAAAAACAAAACCGATACAGGTCCTAGATTCTGCTCCTAAACAGGACGCTTCTGATTTCCGTAATATATGTAAAGCATTTACATTATCAGGAAAAAAATGTACATTCAAAGCTGTGTGTGGGGACTACTGTAAAAAACATAGAATAGATGATCACGTATTAGCAACTATACCAAAAATAAATGTTTCCTTATTATAAAAAATGTTAGATCAAGAAACACTCAGACCTGTCATAATAGCCATGGCACTTTATCTTGCAATTTCAAAAATCGTACCAGAACTTCTTAAGAAACCAACCAATGTTAAATTTATTGATGATGTCGTCGCTATGCTCATTGCTCAGAGAGGCTCACTCATGTCTGGTGCCATCCTCACGGGTGTCATCACTTTCCTTACCAATTACATTAGTGACGAATTCCTGTAATACATTTTCTTTACACGTCAACATATGAGTCCTCGGATGTTCCATATACCTTACTTTCTTGGTATATGCATCTTCCATAAAATCACGTAATTGTTTTTCATTTGGTT